AGCAGGATTTTATAGAGACATAGAACTTCCAATCAAACAACCAGAAACAAGTGATCTTCAACAAAAATTAAATGAGATTGAAGGAGTTCAACCAACTGGATCAGCTGAATATCAACACAATGTTTTAGAAATGCATGTTGATTTAGATATCAGTGAATTTGAAAGTGTTGGCGGAGAAAAATCAAAAAATATTAAAGTTCCATATATTGTTACTATTGATGAAGGCTCTCAAGAGATTTTATCTATTTATCGTAACTATGATCCAGCAGATGAACTGCAAAGACGTATTGAATACTTTGTTCATTACAAATTTTTACCAGGTTTAGGATTCTACGGTTTTGGTTTAATACATATGATTGGTGGTTTATCAAGAACTGCTACATCTGCATTAAGACAACTACTTGATGCAGGCACACTTGCTAACTTACCAGCAGGATTCAAGAGCCGTGGTATTAGAATCAGAGACGATGATCAACCATTTCAGCCAGGTGAGTTTAGAGATGTTGATGCACCAGGAGGAAATATTAAAGATCAATTCCAAATTTTACCTTTTAAAGAGCCTTCACAAACATTATTTCAACTTTTAGGCTTTGTTGTTCAAGCTGGACAACGTTTTGCATCAATTGCAGACATGCAATTAGGTGAAGATGTAGCAAATAGAGCAGTTGGAACAACAATTGCACTCTTGGAACGAGGTTCAAGAGTCATGTCAGCGATTCATAAACGAATTTATTACACAATGAAGCAAGAATTTAGACTTTTAGCAGATGTTTTTGGAACTTATTTACCACCAATTTATCCATATGCAGTTTATGGAGCAGACAGGATGGTAAAAGGACAAGATTTTGATGATAGGGTTGATGTAATTCCAGTTGCTGATCCAAATATTTTTTCAATGGCACAAAGATTTACACTTGCACAAACACAATTACAGATTGCACAATCAAATCCACAAATTCACGATTTAAGAGAAGCTTATAGACGAGTTTATGAGTCTATGGGAACAAGACAAATAGATTTATTAATGCCACCAGAGCAACAACCAGTGCCACAAGACCCTGCAACTGAAAATGCTAAAGCATTACAAACACAATTATTACAAGTTTTTCCAGATCAAGACCATGATGCACATATTTCTGCTCATGCTGCATTTATTCAAAGTAGAATGGTACAAATTAACCCAATCGTATATGCTTTATTACAAGGACACATATCAGATCATATATCTTATAAAGCACAAGGCGAAGTTGGAGCAATGATTGCTCAATCGGAAGAAATGGCAATGATGGCACAGCAAGATCCAGCTGGTTTCCAAATACAATTTAACTCAATGGTTGCAAAAAAAATTGCAGAACTAACTATTCAACTTATTCAAGCAGAAGGTGGCACTAAACAAGAAGATCCATTAGTTGCTCTTAAACAAAGAGAGCTAGATCTTAAAGCTATGGATATTCAAAGAAGAGCACAAGAGAATGCTGCTGACTTAGAACGTAAGATGACAGAATTTGAAGATAAGAGTGATTTAGAAAGATTAAGACTAGAAACTCAAGATGAACAATCTAATGATAGATTAAAAATTGCCAAGGAAAAATTAGCATTACAAGCTAAAGCACAACAAGTTAAAGCTAATGCAATCAAAAAAGGTTAAACAACCAGGAAAAAGGTTTGGCCCACCACCAGAAAAAGGACCTAATCCACAAGGATTAAAAACAGGGGGCTGTCCACATAGAAGAAGTGGAATTAAATCAGATATTCAAGGAATAAGTCCAATACAAGTAAAAGGTAAGAAGTTTACTGGAGTTTATTAATATTCTTGCAATCAGAGTAAAGAAGTATAAGTTTTAATAAACTTAATAAAAGGAAAATTAATGACTTCATATAAAAATTTAAATAAAGAACAAAAACTAATATTTCTTGCTGGTGTATTTGAAGGAGAAGGATCGTTTGGTTTTTGGGGTAAAGCAGAAAAAGTAAATAGATATTTAAGAATACAGGTAGTAATGACAGATGAGGATATTGTTAAAAGGTTCGTTGATTATTTCAAATTAGGATTTATAACTACACGGATGCCTAAAAATGAAGAACATAAAAAAGTTTTTAAATGGGTTGTTTCGGGAGATAAAGCAATAGAGGTGATGTTGCAAATTGCTCCATTCCTTGGTATAAGAAGACAGGAGAAATTTATTCAATGTTGCCTATCATCCAAGCCGTTGCCCCACTTGCAAAAATCCTGTTTAACACAGTTGATAAAGCAGTCGCAGATAAAGACCTTGCAGCTAAATTAAAAGCAGATCTGCAAACGCAGATGTTGCAGTCGCATACTCAAGAGTTAACAGCAGCAGCTAGAGTTATAGAAGCAGAAGCTAAAGCTGGATGGTTTGCATCTAGCTGGAGACCATTACTTATGTACGTATTAATATTTATATTAATATGGAATTATGTATTAGGACCAGTAATTTTATTTTTCTTTAAAGCATCTATTACCATAACTCTTCCAGGAGATGTATGGACACTATTACAAATAGGTCTTGGAGGGTATGTGGTCGGCAGAAGCGCGGAATCAGTTGCTAGAACCATGGCAAATAAACCACAATCTAAAGATCAAGAAAATGGATAAAGGTCCTAACGACTTAGAACACATCATTTTTAAGTTGAAAAAACAAATTAAAGTATTAAAAAAGAAGTTAAAAAAATGATATTTAACTTAATTAAAAGATTTTCTTCTTGGCTAGATTATTGGATTTGGAGACAAGAATTAAAAAGAAAAATTAATAGACAAGGTAAATAAATTTATGATGGACATAAATACCTTGCAATTTATAAGAAATTACATCAAAAAACGCATCGAAGAAACCAAGCAAGATATTTGCTATGGTATAGACACACTCGATAGGCTCCACTATGCTAAAGGCAGGCTCAGCGCATTAGAGACGCTGCTTCAGGATCTTAAAGACCTGCAAAAAAAAGAGGAGAATGTCGATGACGATAATAACACCCGAAAAGGAACTTATACTTCCTAGAAACGATGATACCGAACAAGAAGGTATCAAAATTCCAACAGACGCAAAAGGAATAAAAGACTACTTAGATAGTTTGCCAAATCCTGTGGGTTATAGAATGCTTATTCGCCCCTATTCTGGAAAAACTAAAACTGAAGGTGGTATTTTATTATCCGAACAAACCCATGAAACAATTCAAATGACTACTGTCGTTGGATTAGTAATTAAAATGGGAGACCTTTGTTACCAAGATAAAGAAAAATTTCCTAACGGAGCTTGGTGTAAAGAAGGAGTATTTGTGATGTATGGAAGATACGCTGGATCCAGATTTAAAACAAAATATGGTGAACATCGTATTTTAAATGATGATGAAATCATAGGGACTATTACAAAGCCATCTAACATTAACCATCTATACTAAGGAGAAAAACAAATGGTAAACGAAACAAAGAATCCAACTGTTGAACTTGATACAGATGACGTTAAAGAAACAAACGTTGAAGTAAAAGAAACAGTTAAAGATTCTGTAAAAAAAGCTGACTTAAATGTTGGCGAAGTTGATCTTGGTTATACTTCTCATGACAATAAAAAAAGCGAAAAAGCTCAAATAATTGTTGAAGAAGAAGGAAAACAAGAACAACCTAAAGTTGAAACTAAAAAAGAAGATGTAGATGATTTATCAAATTTATCTGAAGGAGTTCAGAAAAGAATTGATAAGTTAACGCGTAGATATAGAGAAAGTGAAAGAAGAGAACAAGCTGCTTTAGATTACGCAAAAGCTCTACAAAAGAAATATTCTGAGTTTGAACAAAAGTATGATTCTGGTGAAGAATTATATTTAAAAGAATATGAAGCTAGAATTGATGCTCAAAGAGAACAAGTTAAAGCTAAATTAAGTGAAGCTTATCAATCTCAGGATGTTAACAAAATAACTGAAGCTCAAGATGAACTTACAAAGCTTACAGTTGAAAAAGAAAAAGCAAGAATAAGAACAGTTGATAGAGAAAACAGATTAAAACAAGTTAAAGAAAAACCTGTTGAAAATGTTATTTCTAATGAATCAGCTGTTGAAAAAGCTCCAGTTCCTAGCGAAAAAGCTAGAGATTGGGCTCAAAAAAATACTTGGTTTGGTAATGATAAAATCATGACAAATGCAGCCTTTACGATCCATGAGGACCTAGTGGGTATGGGGATTGATGTAGAGAGCGATGAGTATTATAATGAGATAAACAACCGTATGAAGGAAACTTTCCCTCATAAGTTTGTTCAAGAAAATAAAAGACCCGTTCAGACTGTTGCTTCCGCTGGAAGAAAACAGGAGGGACGCAGAACTGTGAAACTCACCAAGTCACAGGTTGCTATTGCAAAAAAATTAGGGGTGCCACTAGAAGAATACGCTAAATACGTGAAGGAGGCAAATTAGTATGAGCGATAAAGAAAACAAAAGATCTTCACGCGCGTCCGAAGAAATTAAGGTTAATCGAAATAAACCTTGGGCGCCACCATCATCTCTGGATGCACCACCTGCGCCAGAAGGCTTTGTCCATAGATGGATCAGAGTCGAGTCAATGGGTTTTCAAGATACTGCAAATGTATCTAAGAAAATGAGAGAAGGTTGGGAGTTTGTTAGATCCGAGGAAATAGTAAGTAGATTCGGTAAAAACCAATACCCAGTTATTCATGACGGAAAATACGCAGGGTTGATCGGGGTTGCTGGCCTAGTGTTGGCTAGGATACCAGAAGAGATTGTTAAATCACGCGCCGAGTATTTCAAAAGAATTACTCAAGATAGGATTAACGCGATTGATTCTGATCTAATGAAGGAACAACGACCTGAGATGCCTATTAATATTAATAGACAATCTCGCGTAACTTTTGGTGGTGGGACTAAAAAGTAATTTTTTTGTAATACCAACCAAAAATAATATAAACTATAAAAAGGAGTATAAAACAAATGGCAAACGTACTAGAAAAATTTGGTCTTAGACCATCTAGACAGCTAAACGGCAGTCCATTTATTAATGCTCAGAACAGATATAGAATAACAGCAAACAACACAACTGCGATTTTCCAAGGTGATTTGGTTATACCAAAAACTGATGGAACAATCTCTCGTTATGTTGCTGGAACTACTAACTCTGTTGTGGGTGTTTTCAATGGTTGCTTTTATACAGACCCAACAACTCAAAAACCGACTTGGAAAAATTATTATCCAGCAAGCACAAACGCTTCAGACATTACAGCGTTCGTAATTGATGGTCCAGACACGGTTTATGAAATCAATGCAAGTGGCGTAGTAGCCGTTGCAGGTCTGTTCTTAAACTATGACGTAGTAAACGTAACAGGTAACATTCAAACTGGAATATCTTATGTTCAGTTAGATAGTGCCTCTGCAAATACTACAAACACGTTACCGTTAATGGCAATTGATATATCGCAAGATCCTTTAAACAGCGATGTAGCAACGTCTAACGCTAACATAGTCGTGAGAGTAAACAATCACTTCTATAAACAAAACCAAACAGGCATATAATAGGAGATAAATTATGGCTATATCACGTTCACAGCTAGTTAAAGAACTAGAGCCAGGATTGAATGCACTATTCGGCCTGGAATATAACAGATACGATAACGAAGACGCAGAAATC